CTTGCCGTCTCACTAGAGAACCAATGCATTGCACAAGCCGAGGTCGAGAGGCTTCGTGCGTTTATCAAAAGCAAACTGCCCCCGCCTCCTTACGGAGAACTGGAACCTGAATGGAAATACGCTGAAAAACTACTAGCCGAAACCGCCCCCGCGCCAGAGGAGCCATACTACCCAGAGAAAGACCTACCAACTCCCGATGAGGAGATAGCCTACGCAAAATCCACGGAACCCGTTCCCGAATGGCGAGAGCTTGGGCCAGACGAGGAAATCCACACAGGGGATCAAGTCCAAGCAAAGCACCACGATAGGCTACACGGAGTATGGCTTGATGTTTTCCCATACGAGGTGGGTGCAATGCCTATAGACCATGAGGCGTTCAGATACCGCACCCGCCGCCCGTTGCCAAAGCAGGAGGTGCCGCTGGATGATGAACTAAAAGACATCGACCAATACGCCGACAAGCAAAACGACTTCCACACTTGCCGAGTCTTCCAGTCGATTGAGTATTCCCTGCACTACCTCCGCGACGAGATCCAGAAGCTGAAGGAGGCCAAGCCATGAGCGCCGGGAAGGGAGACAGCCCGAGGAGCTGCTTCAGCCGGGAGTATCGGGAGAACTGGGATCAGATTTTCGCGCAGAGACGCAGAGACGCAAAGAAGAAAGAAAAGCCCTCGACTCTCGACTCTCGACCCTCGACTCAGCCATCCCCCCGCACCGTTCCACCCCATCCATGAGCTTCAAGCGCATCTGCACGGCCACGATCCTCGGCAAGCGGTGGACCATCGGCTTCGGATTCCCCGGCAAGACAGGAGGTGTCGTCGATGACGGCTCCGCTGACAAGGATCTCCGCCGGATCGTGATCCATGCCGCACGGAATGGCCGCACCCGTTCACTCGTGGAATGCACCGTCCACGAGCTGCTGCATGCGCGATTCCCCGACATCGAGGAGCAGGCCGTCACCGAGTTCGGCGAGCTGGTCGCCCGCGTCTACGAGAAGCTCGCCTCCCACGAGTAACCCTCAGCCCTTCCCCAGCTCTCGACTCTCGACTCTCGACCCTCGACTCAGCCTCCCCTCATCCCTTCCCCTAGCCCTCGACTCTCGACTCTCGACCCTCGACTCAGCCCATGCCCAAATCCTGGACACCTACCCCGCATCCCGCCCTGCCGGTTCCTCCCGCGACGCTTCCTCCCGATCAGTGGCTGGCCGCCGCCCAGCTCCGCGAAGAGCTGATCCGCAAGGAGCGCGAGGATCCCTTCCGGCATGGCTTCGTCCCCGATCACTGGAAGCGGGCCAGCGCCGTGCTGGAGCATGACCGGGAGGTGCTGGTCATGGGAGGGAACCGCTCGGGGAAATCCTCATGGGCTGCCCGCGAGGTGATGCGTGCGCTGGTGGAGAAGCCTCGTGCCCGCGCCTGGTGCTTCCAGACGACCGCTCCGAACTCGGTCGAGATGCAGCAGCCCTACATCTGGCACAACATGCCCTTGGAGTGGAAGACCGCCAAGAAGACCCAAGTGACGAATATCTCCTACTCGCAGAAGAACGGCTTCTCGGAGAATGCCTTCGTCCTGCCGAATGGATCGCAGTGCTGGTTCCGCAACTACGCCCAGGATGTCTCGACGATCGAGGGTGGCGAGCTCGACATCATCTGGTGCGATGAGCTGGTCCCGCTCGACTGGCTGACCACCATGCGCTACCGCCTGCTCGACCGGAATGGGAAGCTCATCGTCTCATTCACGCCGGTCGAGGGTTACTCCGCCACCGTGAAGGACTACCTCACCGGGGCCGAGACGGTCGAGGAGACCGATGCCGAGCTGCTCCCGATCTACGGCGATGTCGATGGGAAGCGCACGCTCACCGGCCATGAGAAGGTGCCGGTCATCCAGAAGTGCGTCCGCAGGAAGGCGAGCGTCTTGTATTTCCACACCCGGAACAATCCCTGGGCAGGCTGGACCCGCATGAGGGAGGAGCTGGAGAAGGCCGCCCGCCCCGAGATCCTCTGCCGAGCCTACGGCGTCCCGACCAAGGCGATCGCCGGACGCTTCCCCCTCTTCAGTGACCGCGTCCATGTCATCCCGCAGAGCCGCATCCCGACCAAGGGGACACGCTACCAGTTTGTCGATCCCTGTTCAGGCCGGAACTGGTACATGATCTGGCTCCTGATCGACGACTCGGGCAGGGCCTTTGTCTATCGGGAGTGGCCCGGACAGGACTACATCGACGGCGTCGGCTACGCGGGCGCATGGGCCGAGCCCGACGGGAAGAAGGCCGACGGCCGCGCCGGTCCCGCGCAGAAGAGCTTCGGCTTCGGACTGGAGAGGTACAAGGAGGAGATCGAGCGACTGGAGAAGGGAGAGCAAGTCTTCGAGCGCTGGATGGATTCCCGCTATGGGAATGCCGCCACCGTCGCCCGCGAGAGCGCCACCACGCTCATCGAGGAATGCGCCGAGATCGGCCTGAACTTCGTCGCCACCCCCGGCACGAATATCGACGAGGGGATCGACCTGATCAACGACTGGCTCCACTACGACACGGGGAAGCCGGTCGATGCGCTGAACCAACCCCGGCTCTACGTCTCCGAGGAGTGTAAGAACACCATCCATGCGCTGAAAGAATGGACCGGCGCGGACGGGAAGACCGGCGCGCTCAAAGACCCCATCGACTGCCTGCGCTACTTCTGCCTCTCAGGAGTCACGAATGTGGAAGGCGAAATCCTGAGCGTGAGATCAGGGGGAAGTTATTAATCAGGAAATCAGGAAATCAGGAATTTTATGACAACAGAAACAACCGACACACCGAGAACCGATGCCGTGTTTTGGAAATTCCACACGCATGACGACATCGTGAATCTCGCACGGGATCTCGAACGAGAACTAAATGCATCCACCGCCGCCTTGGATCAAATGACCCGTGACGCCATGGCCACGGCCCGCGACCGGGACGAATGGATGGCCAAGGCCATGCAGTCTCCCAAATCTCAACCCCTAACAGTCTAACAGTCTAACAGTCTAACAGCCTAAACCCCTAATCACCATGAACCCCATCACCTACATCCTCAGCTACCTCCGCTCCCTCTTCAGCCCCAGCTCCTATCTCCCAGCTTCCAGCTTCTACCGTCTCTCCGAGGAGGAGAGACGGATGGCCTTCTCCGTCGGGCTCGATGATGAGCCGCTCTGGTGGCGGGGATTGCAGGAGCTGCTTGCCGATGCCGAGGCCGATCAGATCGAGCTGGTGAGCGCGGCGACCGTGGCCGACAAGCCGGGTCTGCTCGCTCATTGTGCAGGAGGGCTTGACATGATCCGCACAGTGCGTCACGAGTTGGAACGCAGGCGTCAAGAGTCGGTCCGTCAGCGTTGACGGACGCTCATCCCCCGTATCTCGGGGGAGAAAGGGACACTATGGGAAAGAAACAACCACGCATTCCACGGTCCGCCAGCGTCCGCTCGGAGATCCAGACTGCCGCCTCGGCTGCCGAGATCATCCGGCTGAAGGAGCAGCTCAAGGCCAGCGAATCGGCCAAGGCCAAGCTCGCCGCCACACTCGACCGCCACCTCCACACCGCCAAAGTGCGACCTGTCGCGCCTGCACGCCCCACCCGCCGGGGGAAGGAGGACATTGTCAGGGTCATCATCCCAGACACCCACGGGGCCAAGGTGGACAAGGGGGCTCTGGCCGCCTGCCTCGGCGACATTCAGGCCCTCGATCCGGATGAAGTGATCCTGCTGGGAGATCATGTCGATTGCGGCGGATTCCTGGCCCAGCACCATACTTTGGGCTACGTCGCGGAATCAGCCTACACGTACGAAGCCGATATCGCCGCCGCCAATGCCTTCCTCGATGCCGTCCAGTCGGCAGCCCCCCGTGCCAAGGTGGAGTATATCGAGGGGAATCACGAGCGGAGGATCGAGACCTGGGCTCTCACCCAGACACTCCGCAACTCCAAGGATGCCGAGTATCTCAGGCGGGCCTTCGCCCCCGAGTTCCTGCTGCGGCTGGCCGAGCGCGGGATCCCCTACTACCGGCAGGGTGAGTTCTACGACGACCTCCCGCTGCCCGGAACGATCAGGACGGGGAAGTGCTATT